AAACCAGAAGCAGCACCTGCTCCAGTAGCAGAAACAAAGCCTGACGCTGTTGTAGTAAGTTCAGCAGACACAACAACACGTAAAGTTAAACTAGATTTAGAAGTAGACACAAGTGTAAAAGATATGGGTCCTAACCCATACATGAGAATGATACACTTAGCAAGAGCAATTGATAGTTGGAGAATCTTTCCACGCTTGTTCTTAACTGTATACATTATACTATTATACAAATGTGTTATTTGGTATATGAATTTGCCAGATCCAAGTATGGAACAAAGTGGACTAATCAGTATCGTAGTTGGTGCTGGAGCAGCATGGTTTGGACTGTATACCGGAACTGACAAATCTAAATAATACAGATAGTAAGTAATAGTATGGACTATTACAGTATATTAGGTATTAACAAACAAGCTAGTCAGGATGAAATAAAAAAAGCATACCGCAAGTCGGCTATGAAACATCATCCTGACCACGGTGGCGACGGTGCTAAATTTTCACAAATAAATGAAGCATACGAAACCTTAAAGGATCCTGCTAAGAGGCAGGCATACGACAGCCCCCAAGTTAGAATGAATACACAGTCGATGAATGCTGGCGCTGGAAGTGTGAATGATATATTTGAAGCAATGTTTGGCAGAGGATTTGCACAACAGCAACGCCCACAAAAAAATAGCGATGTTAAAATTGCAGTAAATATTACACTACGTGATGTTATGGAAGGCAGAGATATTTTAGCCACATACAAACTGCCAAATGGTTTAGAAAGTAGTGCTAGTATAAAGATACAACAAGGTGTCCAAAACGGACAAGTAATTAGATATCAAGGCTTAGGTGATAACTCTAATCCACGTTTGCCAAGAGGCGATTTATTAGTACAAGTCCGAGTTCAAGCACATCCAAGATACGATCGTGATGGCATAAACTTACATTCTAATATAGACGTAAGTGTATTTGATCTAATGTTAGGTACTGTAATAATAATTGATAAGTTGACAGGCGGTCCTTTACGTGTTACAATACCTAAGAGTACTGCGCATAGTACAACATTAAGTGTAGGCGGGCAAGGTATCCCAGATCCAAGACAAGGACGTACTGGACATTTGTATTTGCATATTAAGGGAACCCTTCCTAAATTAAATACTATAGAAGATGAAGAAAAGGTAAAAAAGTTATATGATGAACTTAGTAATCGCACCTGATCCACAGCTTGAAACAGCAGTGGATGTTTACGACCAAGAATACTTTGGACACCCTGCTCCAAAGGCACTAGACATGATTGACGTTATGAATAAACATGGCGGTGTTGGACTTAGTGCAAACCAAGTAGGGTTCTCTGGACAAATTTTTGTAATGAAAGCATTTTTAAATAAACAGCACGGAGATATTGTTACAGTTATCAATCCTGAAATTAAAGGACTTAGTAAAGAAATTGAACTAGGACCCGAAGGGTGTCTTAGTCATCCTGGACTAATACTAAAAGTAAAACGTCCAATTAGTTGTATTGTTGGATTTGATACCTTGACAAATGACTATAAAAATGTTATACATGTAGAGATGAAACTGGACGACATCGATGCTAGAATTTTCTTACACGAGTATGATCATTTGCACGGTATACAATACATTGATCGAGTAAGTAAATTCAAACTAAAACGTGCAGAAACAAAACGTATTAAAGATATTAAAAAGGCAATAAGAAATGGTTGAACCGAGTACAGAATTACAAGCAGTATTTGATAAAGCAGTCGGCGATGCAAAAAAGTTAAAGCATGAATATGTTACACTTGAGCATTTAACTTTTGCTATGCTATGCGAAGAAAACTTTCAAGAATCACTTGAAGAGTATGGTGCCGACGTTGACTTACTCAAAAGTGAACTTGAAAATTATATTAAGTCTCTTGAACAAATTAAAATTGATACTGATACTGTTAGTAAAAAATGGAAGCCTAAAAAAACACAAACTGTCGAGCGTGTATTGAATAGAGCATTTGCACAAGTGTTATTTCAAGGCAGAAGTAAAATTGAAATTTCTGATGTATTTACAAGTATACTAGGCGAAAAACGTAGCTTTGCGTATTTTGCAACACACAAGGCCAAAATTACAAAAGCCGAGTGGCAAGCATTTGTTAATATTGCAATAGGCGAACAAGAAGAAGAACAAGAGCTACAAGAGAACGCTGGTGCTGCTAACCAAGCTATCCGACAGTTTACAGACGATTTAAATGCACAAGTAAAGTCAGGCAAAATTGATCCTGTAATTGGACGCCACGACGAACTAAGTAGTGTTGCACTAGCACTAGGTCGTCGTAGTAAAAGCAACGTACTAATGGTAGGCGATCCAGGCGTTGGTAAAACTGCTATTGCAGAAGGGCTTGCTTGGAAAATTGTTAATGGCGAAACACCAGAGTTTTTAAAAGAATATAATGTATATGCACTAGATATTGGTGCTATGCTTGCTGGTAGTAAATATCGTGGTGACTTTGAGGAACGTTTTAAACTAGTACTAGCCGGACTACAAAAGAAAGGCAAGACTATTATGTTTATTGACGAAGCACATATGATCAGTGGAGCAGGTGCAGGCGGACAGAATAGTAGTAACGATTTAGCTAACTTACTAAAACCTGCATTAGGCAAGGGTAACTTAAAAGTTGTTGCGTCAACTACATGGGAAGAGTATCGCAAGTTCTTTGAAAAGGATCGAGCATTAATGCGTCGATTCCAACGTGTAAGTATTGACGAACCGAGCGAAGAAACTACACTCGAAATTCTAAAAGGCATTGTAGGATATTACGAAGACTTCCATGGTGTAAAGATTACAGACGATGCAATGGCTTCAGCAGTAAAACTTAGTGTAAAATATCAACCTGATAAGAAGCTACCAGATAAAGCAATCGACTTGCTGGACGTAGCATGTTCACGCTTTAAAGTAAACGATCAAACAGAAGACTTGGTTGTTACCGAAGAAGAAATTCAGTTTGAACTTGCTAAAATGGTAAAACTACCCGAAGAGCAAGTAGCAGAACGTGAAGCTGAGAATCTAAAAGATCTTGAAAAGAATATGAAAGGTAGTGTGTTTGGACAAGACGATGCTATTGAAGGTATTGTAGATAAGATTCTTGTAGCGCAAGCAGGACTAAAGCCTGATGATAAACCAATTGGATCTTTTGTGTTTATGGGCCCAACTGGCACAGGTAAAACAGAAACTGCAAAAGCTCTTTCAACAAACATGGGCATTCCGCTAGTACGTTTTGATATGAGTGAGTATCAAGAGAAGCACAGTGTTGCTAAACTTATTGGTGCTCCTCCAGGCTATGTTGGGTTTGATGACGATGCTGGACAGTTAATTGTAAAACTACAAGAAAATCCTAACTGTGTATTGCTACTAGACGAAATTGAAAAAGCACACCCAGATGTTAGTAGCGTACTATTGCAGCTAATGGATAATGGCAAAGTTACAGGATCAAATGGCAAAGAAGCAGATGCACGTAATGTTGTATTAATTCTTACAACTAACTTGGGTGCAGCAGAAGCTGAGAAAAATGCTATCGGGTTTGGCTCAGAGGAAACTGAGTACGAAGATACTAGTATAAAAAATTACTTTAAGCCAGAGTTTAGAAATAGACTTGATGCTACAATTACATTTGCTAAACTAGGCAAGCCTGTAATGATGAAAATTGTCGGGAAGTTTATGAAAGAACTCAAAGACATGGTCAAACAAAAAGATGTTAAGTTTACTATTACAGACGAAGCGTTGGACTACTTAGTTGACAAAGGATTTGATCCTAAAATGGGTGCAAGGCCTTTGCAGCGTGTAATTGATAAAGATATCAAACGTCCGTTGTCAAGAGCACTACTATTTGGTGACTTGAAAAACGGCGGCGACATTGTTATTAAACTTGTTGATGACAAAATTGAACTAGAAGTTGAACAAGTTGTTGAAGAAGTTTGAAACCAAAAAACTACACTACGGACGATTTCTATATAAAGTAGTCGTCCGTAGTCCATTAGCAAGTGTGTTTAGAACTGAAATGCAACGCAACGGCAAACTAAGTTATGCACGTAGCCAAATTGATAGTTACAAACTTTCAGCAAAATTAGGACTACCGTTAAAGAAGACTACGTGGCGTAGTGAGTTACATCTTGATTCTAATGACATAACAGATGCTGATAAAATTTGCAGATTGTTATTACATAGTAAAGAATATTTAGTACGTTGTGAATATAATACACTAATAATCTATAGTAATGATAAAAAACTTCTAACTACAATTTCAAAGTTTGAAATTGCTGAAGAATTTTGGGAACCTGATACAGCAAGTATTAAATACTTACAATCTAATGCAAACATTATACTTAGTGACAAAAAAACAAACTTTCCAATTAAATTAACGTTTGGACAGAAAACAGCAAAGCGTTCAATGGGCACATGGCTACAAAACAACACTGACAAAGCACGTTGTGGGCCTGTACTAATGAAAAACTTTCTTAATAGAGAGCGTTGGATCAAAGGACAATATATTTTTGTACGTGACGAAAAAGTTTTATTCATGGTACAACTGATTTGCGGTGACAATATTACTCGTATCGATAAAATTGTGTACAAGGAAGATATTGATAAATAGTATTAATAAACCTATAAGGATACATCATGGAACATTTTGTAAGATTAGTAATGGAAAAGACTCAAGTCAAATTAGACGAAAGTATTTTTACAGAACAAAACATTTATGAAGCAGTAGAAAACACTTATGTTGAATTGCCTCTGCCACGTGAGCTTAGTGAGTCAGAAGCAGACGAATACGCACAGCGTTTAGCCGATCTTATGTTTGAAAATGGTCACAAAGATTTTGACATTGAAATTATGTCGAATGAAGATGCAATCGACGAAGTTACATACGACGATGACGACGACTTTTATGAAGACTACGGCGACATGTGGTTTAACACAGATTATCTTGATGAAGCCGAATATCAAGGACGCAAAGTAGCACTTGGTAAGCCAATGGCAGGTGACACTAAAAAGTTTAAAGTATACGTTAAGAATCCAAAAGGCAATGTAGTTAAAGTTAACTTTGGACAAAAAGGTGTAAAAATTAAAAAAGGCAATCCAGCACGTAGACGTTCGTTTAGAGCAAGACACAACTGCGATAATCCTGGACCAAGACATAAAGCAAGATATTGGAGTTGCAGAAAATGGTAAAAACAGTCGCAGATGAAATTAGAGAAATGGGCGATCGCCTAACAGCACTATTAGATCAACGAGCAGTTGACGAAGCGGGCGGGTATTATACACAACCGGTATACGACCTAATTAAAAAACACGGTATTGAAAAAGTAATGCATGAGCTACTAACATCTTTAGATGGTGATGCAATTCAAAGTTTTTTACAACGTGCGAATTTTGAGGACTAAACAATGGTAAAACGCAACGAAATCTTAGAAAACGATATGATGGACAACAGTCCTGAAAACAAAGTTGGTGGTGAGCTACCATTTGATGTACTTGACGATGTTGTTGTGTTCATGCAGAATGATCCAGACTTTTATAGAACCGAAACGTATCCAACATTAGTTAATGTACAAAAAGCAATAAACAACGGCGGCAAGTTTAATAAGAAACAAATGTTTCCAATGATTGACAAGGCTGTTGAATCGTATGTTAACAAGTTTAAGATTCCAAAACGTAACGATCGTGTAATTGGTACTGATGCTGAGAAGATAGAATGTGCTACTAGGCTTTTAAATGCCGAGAAGGAAAACTTTCGCAACAAGGAATACTAATGCGTTACCGTGAATTTAAAATACTCACTGAAGCTAAAGTAGGCCGAGAGTACCAACACTTAGAAGACTTAGTATTTGTCGACGGCAGTGCTGGTGCGCAAAAAGCAACAGACATACTTAGTAAAATGGGCAGCGACAGTAGTGACATTGCTATCAAGTGGGATGGATATCCTACAATGTATTACGGCAGAGAGCCAAGTGGTAAATTTGTACTAGTAGGCAAAAACGGCTGGGGACGAAATAAAAGCTACTCTTCAGAAGACTTATATAAGTTTATTACCAATACAGGTAAAGGCGAAGAGTGGCGTGAGCGTTTTGCTAGTGAAATGGCTGGTATTTTTAAAGTCATGGAAGCAGCAACTCCTCCTAACTTTAGAGGCTATATCTACGGCGATATACTTTATCATCCAGGTAAGCCAGTTACAAAAACTGACGAAGGCTTACAGTTTACACCAAACTTAGTAACATATACTGTTGACCCTAACAGCGAACTAGGCAAGCGTGTAGCAAACAGTACAGTGGGTGTAACAGTACACACACGCTACGAAAACTTTGGAGACAGTACTGGTACACCTCTTAGCGATGTAAAAGAACTAAACAGTGGCGATGCAGTTGTATTAGGACAAACTTATGTTACACACCAGCCGCAAATAGATACAAAAGAAGTAGATGCTATTAGAATATTTGCAAAGAAATATGCAAGTGCAATTGATAGCTTCCTTGCTCCTGTACAAGGTTTAAGTGATATGAAAAATATCATCTATACATATGTAAACCAAAGCAGTAGAGCACAGCAATTACAACAACTTGACAAAAACTTTTTTAGTTGGTTGCAAGGTAGCAAAGTAAGTGCTAACAAACAAGCAAAAATTAAAGCAATGAGTGATGAAAATCCTAAAGCATTGCCTGCAATTTTTAGTCTTGTAAAACAAATAATGACAGCAAAGGATCACATTATACAACAGCTTGATGATGCTCCTGCAGATGTAAAACAAAGCACCAAAGGCGAAAAAGGCGGTGAGGGCTATGTAGCACTAGGCAGTAAAACTAAACTAGTACCAAGACAAAGGTGGCAACCGTCATGAAGATAAGAAGTTTATTTGAAGCATCAAAGACAGCAGTTCTTGCGTTTGGAAGAATGAACCCTCCTACAATTGGGCATAAAAAATTAGCCGATAAAGTAGCAAGTATTCCTGGTGATCCTTATATTTTTGTAACACAAAGTCAAAAACCAAAAACAGATCCATTAGCATTTGCAGATAAATTAAAATTTGCACAAGCAAGTTTTCCAAATGTTAAAGTAGGCAGTAGCGATGTAAAAACGATTATACAAGCACTACAAAAAATTGAAGCTATGGGATATGATAGTATTGTATATGTTGCAGGCAGTGATAGAATACAAGATTTTACTACACTTATTAACAAGTACAATGGCAAAGAGTATAACTTTAAAGATATTCAAGTTGTAAGTGCAGGAGAGCGTGATCCAGATGCAGAAGGCGCCGAAGGTATGAGCGCAAGTAAGATGAGAGCAGCAGCAGCTACAGATGACTTTGATAGTTTTAAACAAGGTGTTGCTAATCCAAAGATTGCCCAACAAATGTATGACGCAGTACGTAAAGGTATGGGGGTAACTGAGGTGTTTGGTTTTGCTACTAAGACCCCTAAACGTACAAGTATAAAGAAGAAGCCTGAAAAGTTTGACGAACCAACTGTTGCAGATAAAATTGCTGCAAGAAGAAAAGCAGCAGCAAAGGGTGACAAAGATGCTTGGAAAAGTAAGAAAGCATTAGAAAAAGCTCCTCCGGGCAGAGAAAAACAAGTTAAAAAACTAAAAGGCAAGTTTGACGATCCTGGTGCACCTTATGCTATTGCTTGGGCACAGCATAACAAACATGGAAAGCCTAAAAAGAAAACTAACGAAGGTTACAAGCTACAGTTAGAGCGTGACACCGATATGATGGTATTAAACATTGTTGACACTGCTACAGGCAGACGTACAGAAGTGCGTGGTAAGCCAGGTTACGAAACAGGCAACTATGATCCTAATGACAAGTTACACATGCTATTAGATAAAATTGGTAAAGCTGCTGATATTTCACAACTAATGAATGGCGAGCCTGTAGGTATTAATCCAAAACACCCACAAGGTGCTAGTGCTAAGGCTGCTACTGATAAAGCATATAGCGAAAACTTTGCTGACGGTAAGAAAAAAGGCAAAAGCAGACCAGGGCGTGTAAAACGTTCAGGTGCAAGTTGTAATGGTAGTGTAACAGCACTACGCAAACGTGCTAAGAACGCAAGTGGTGAGAAGGCTAAAATGTATCACTGGTGTGCTAATATGAAAAGCGGTAAGAAAAAGAAATGACCCAAGAAGAACTAGAACACTATATAGCTAAGTATAAAGAACACGAAGCACGTAGAGCTAGTACCAACGAAAGAAATGCATACTGGAATGAATATAGAAGATCTAAAGAAACTAGCAGGGATCAGTGAATTTAAAGGATACACTGAATACACTCTAGAAGATTTTAGCGATGCTGCAAATGCTAATCGTAAGAAAGAACGTGAGCAAAATATCAAACCAGGCACCGACGAATGGTTTAAACTATGGTTTAGTCAGCCTAAGATGCAAGGCAAAGGATTTAGAGGCCGCAAATGAAAATAGACGATTTATTTGAAGATGGACGTATTGTAAAAGGTGTTAACACTACTCCTGATGTTGGTGTTAATCAAACTAGTATTGAAGCAGCAAAATTAGGCTTTAAAGTAGACAAAGATGGTAAGCCGCCTACATTAAGTAGTAAGGTAAAAGGCAAGTCAACTAATGTGCTTTTTAACTTAGGAATGACCGAAGATACTACTCCGCGATATACTGCGGCTGAATGGGCTATTATTGAAGGCGGACACACGCTTGAGGAACCTGAAGAAAAAGTAAAGTTATTTGATTGGACTAAATACTAACATGAGACTAAGAGAGACCTTTAAAGCGCCTGCATTTCATTTGTTTATTGCTGATTTACGTATTAGACAAAAGTATTACTCGCAAGCTATCAAAGTGCAAGCACAAGCACGTAATGCTATTGAAGCTAAAAAGCAACTAATGGCACAATATGGTCCTGAGACTAAAATTATTTCAATTAGGCGAAGCAAATGATTATAAGCGAAATTACAGGTGGCGGTAAAGCTGGGCATCAAGCCAAAGGCAAAGATCCAATGCCAAAAGCAAAGCCTGGTCGTACCAAACATCCTTTAAAAGGTAAACTAGTAGGCGAAGCACAACTAGACGAAGCAGCACCAATTATTGCAGCAGCAATATGGCTAATCAAGTTTGCAGCGGCACGAGGAGCATGGCCTATTATTAAATGGCTGCTAAAAAGACACGGTGGCAAAATTGGCGCAGGAGCAGCCGCAGCATATTATATCGACCAAGGCTGGGATTGGGTAATATCTCAAATTGGTGAAGAATATGCACAGATGCTTATTGATAACAAATTTGAAATTGGAATGGCAGTAGCACTTATACTAGGTGCAGTTGCTCTTAAAAAGTTTGTTGAGAGAAAAGGCGAAGCATTAGTAGCCAAATATCAAGAAGAATCAATGTACGAAACAACAAGTGCTGGTGCAATTGCTGCAACCGGAAACGGGTTTGCAGGTGGCGGCCCAGGAAATATGCTACGTAGAGGTGCAGCACCAAAACGTAGAACAAAAAAGAAAAACAGATAAATAGTAGTAACCGGAGAATACTATGACAGATAAAAAACTTGCAGAACGTGATGTAGACGATAACTTCAACATCAATCCAAAGCACAAAGCTATTGCCGCACTAGGCAGAAAAATGATTGACATGAGTTCAAGAATGACAGGAACTGATGACAACACACTGATGATGGCAAATGCATTATCAAGACTAGGCGAATCACTTGAATCCTTTGGAGCAAGTTTTGGTCCAAAGAGTATGTCTGATGTTGTTAAAATGACAGGTATGAGCCAAGACGTTATTCAAATGTTAATTGGTAAAGCAAAAGCAGACAAAGATGCTTCAACTAATCGTGCAGCTGAACCAGCAGAAGGCAACAAGTTTTCCGGAGAACTTAAAAAAGCCAAAGACTCAGGCAAGGACGAATTTGAAGTAGATGGCAAAAAGCATAAAGTAAAAGAAGGTCTTGCCGATATGGCAGACATGGCAGAACGTGATCACGAAGTACAAATGGCACGTGCCGAATTATACAAAATTGCAAAGTATTCAATCAAACTACACGAAATTCTAAAAGGTGTAAGTGAAGCCGAAGGCATCGAAGGTTGGATGCAATCAAAAATTACCAAAGCAGCAGACTATATCGGCAGTGTGTATCACACACTAGACTATGATAAATCACCAATTGCAGCAACCGAAAGTCACAAGTTTACAATGGATGAAAAAGATGTTGTAAAATACAAAAACAACTTAGGTTCAAAACTTTCAGAAGCCAAAGGTACATGCAACGAATGCGGCAAGCCAAGCTATACTACACTACCCGAAGAAAAGCAAAAAGGCGTTGACGGCAAGGTATGTTGGAAAGGCTACAAGCGTATGGGTACTAAGAAAAAAGGCGGCAAAACTGTAGACAACTGCGTTAAAATGTAGTATGGAAGACAGTGCCGAGGACTTTGTTTGGCTTAGTATCAACCCAGATAACATTTGGGTAATGGACAAACTTATACTTGCTCGTAAATTAAAATATAATAGTGGCCCGGTCGGACTCGATGTTCCGCATCCGGGCTTTTATATTGTACGTCCTTGTGTTAATATGCTAGGCTTAGGGCTGGGCGCACAAAAAGTATGGATTGAGAAAGAAACAATGCATCTTCCAGTAGGACATTTTTGGTGTGAATTCTTTGAAGGCAATCATTATAGTGTAGATTATTTTGAAGGTAATCAAATGCTATGTGTACAAGGACACAAGCCCGAAGATACATTTACCAAATGGACTGATTGGAAACGAGATGATAAGAAATTTACGTTTCCTACATTGCTAAACGAATTAGTCAAACAGCATCCATGGATGAACTGTGAATTTATAGGTGGCAAACTAATCGAAGTACACTTGAGACGCAACGAGGACTTTGACGGCAATATTAATCATTTTATTCCAGTCTGGGAAGGCGAAGATATAACTCCTCCAACTGGATATTCATATAAAGATTATCCTGATGTACACGGACGTATAGGTGCATTTATTCGTTGACAAACTGCAACTAATCGTATATAGTATAAGAAACACATAGGAGAAATATATGAGCGACAGAGTATACGGTCAAGAAGAAAAAGCCAAACTAGAACGTCTAGTTAAAGAAGGTGTAACTGTTCTACAAGAAATTGAAGATCTACAAGGTGGACTAAAAGAAACCGTAAAAGCAGTAGCAGAAGAACTAAATGTAAAACCTTCTCTTATTAATAAAGCAATCAAAGTAGCACAAAAACGTGACTGGAGTCGTGTACAAGACGAGTTTGAAGACCTCGAAACTATTGTTGCAACAACTGGGTATGACAGTGACGCATAATAAATGTTTTCACTGGGTGTAGTACAATTTTATATTAGTCATACTTGTAATCTAGCGTGTCCAGGGTGTTTGAGTTTTAATAACTATAACATTTCTGGACACGATCTTTTTGAAGACTACAAAAACGATTCTATAGCATGGAGTAAAATATTAGATCCAATTGATATGAGCATCATCGGCGGCGAGCCTATGAGCAATCCAGATTTACACAATTGGGCTATAGGATTACGTTCAATATTTCCGTATTGCAAAGATTTTAAAATATGTACAAACGGACTTCTTATAGATAAGTGGAAACATAATCTCGTTGAATGGTGGAACGCAGGTATTGTTGTCGAAGTAAATGCACATACACCAGAACATTTTGCAAAAGCTGAACGAGACATTGAATCAGTTATTGGTAACAAAAATATAACAAAAGTTACTAGTGCAGAATTAACAAATGTTCCAAAATATTATAAAACTGATTACACTGTATTTTATGTACAAGACGGTCGTGTAGTTGCTATGATAGCTGAAGAGTTTGATTTTTATCAATGGGGATCAAAAGATCATAACAACAATCAAATTAATTTTTATAAAAACAATTATGAAGATGCACACAATGCTTGCGACATTAACGATTGTCATTATATTTACAAAGGCAAACTTTACAAATGCGGAACATTAGTTGGAGCACAGGCACTTGTTAAAAAATATGCAATAGAACCTAGTGCTGAAAAACTAATAAAAAAATACAAACCATTAGAGCATAGCGATAAAAATATATCACACAAAGTATCAAGGCTAACATCAGATGCAATCAAACAATGCTCGTTGTGTCCTATAGAGCCTAAGTATACTACAATAACCAATAATGATGTTAAGAAGGTCAGAGCCCCAACTAAATACTCTGATAGCTAATAAAGGAAAAATACATGAAACAAGGACATATTGAACCATGTTGGCAAGGACAACAATTTTATAGTTTACCATACGAAAGTGCAGGAGGCTATGGAGGCGATGAATATATCAAATATGGACACGATCCTTATAAAGTTATTATCAATAATGATGTATATGTAGGTCCTAAAGACATTATGCCTGAATTTTGGAAAGGTGTAGTTGAGCAGCTACCAGACCACGATCACTTTGAGGTTGCAATTTACAGAACGCCGCCTGCTAACATTCTTCCTTTACACAAAGATATGTATGCAAACTTTATGAAGATGCATAATATTACAGATGTAAACACTATTACACGTTATATTGTATTTTTAGAAGATTGCAAACTAGGTCATTATTTCCACGTAGAAGATACATGCTTGTGTGATTGGAAAAATGGCGACTGGATTAGCTGGACAGGTAGTGCGCCACATGCTGCATACAATATGGGAATTGAACATCGTTTTACAATGCAAGTTACTGCTTTTGATAGATGAAAGTAGTATATGGTGCTGACAAAGATGGAGTCATTGAGTCTGACTTAAAACAGATCTATGCTCCTACAGAACAGCACTTTTTATACTATTCAGAAGAAGGTCGTAATATTAAAGATTTACAGGGTGCAATAACAGATAATAATTGTAAATATTTTTGGCATTGCAATCATTCAGATCCATATGTCGGCACAAAGGATTATCACATAACTTGGCCTGAATTTGATATGCTACTTAGTATCCAACCATTAGTACAACAAAGACAATCACCTACACACTTGTATTTTAGTCAACAAAAGTCATTAGGTTATCATCGAGATTTGTTAATGAATCTTTTGTATAGACAAAGACTATTATCAAAAGGTCTTGTAAGTTATGCAGAAGACTCAGGACCTAATGAAGACCATTTAACAATTAAATACATAAAAGATTCACAAAAATTTAAATTTAATAAATCCTGGCACAATAACATTCACAAATGGTTTCCTAGTGATAGTCATGATGACAGTTTAATATGGAATATAGAAGATAACCCACCGCCGCCTATTAGCACATGGTACAAGTCTTGTTTTAATATTATTACAGAAAGTTATTATGATATTGAGGCAAAAGATACTAGTTTACTTACAGAAAAAACATACAGTTGTTTACTACATGCCCAACCTTTTATTATTGTAGGATGCCAAAACATACATAAAAAAATAGAAGACGAAGGATATAAATTATATACAGATGTATTTGATTATTCTTTTGATAAATTACCAACTATAGAAGCACGAACTGAAGCAATAGTAAAACAAATAAAAAACCTGAAAATAAACATGTTTAAATCAACTATAGAAACTGCTAAGTATAATCAAACTATATTCTTAGACAAGGTAAAAAGATTACAATTACCTAGTATTTTAACTAGTGAAGATTACGTGTTCTGCCCAGAAGCACAACGACATAAAGAAAAAATATTAAAAATAAAAAAATATGCGGACAATATGTAATGGCAGTTGTTGTAGGATTTACTAACGATCAACAGCCCGAAGCAAACTTGGCGGAAATATGCGATATAGTTGACGAACTACATTTGTTTTACTATATGGAAGAAGGTTACGACTCAAACTGGATAATTGACTACGTTCGAGACAAGAGATTTACACGTTTTGTTAAGCAAGGAAAACTAAAGTGGCACTGTACTCATATGGATCCGTACACTACTAAAGAACCAATGCACTACGAGTTCCCGGGATACATGCGACTTACTGGTATACAGCCTACAAACTATAATAAAAGTATTGATAGACTATTTTGTTGTCAACAACAATCGCTTGGATATCATCGAGACTATTTACTGGATAAATTATACGACAACCAACTACTAGAAACTGGCTACGTAAGTTACAGTCAAATAGCAGTAGGTGACGATGACGATAGCTTACATAAAAGATACTTAGAAAGCGTAAAAAATAAGCCGCTGCATAGAAACTGGGAAGGAAAAATTGTAAAATGGTTTGATTATGCTAAACACGACCCAGTATTAGTTTACGACTATTTTGATAACCCGCCACCACCGCTTGATGTATGGAACAAAAGTGCTTTTAATTTAGTTACTGAAAGTTACTACGATATACCTGTTGTAGATACTACATTGTTAAGTGAAAAAACTTACAGTTGTTTGTTTCAAGCACAGCCTTTTTTACTTGTAACATGTAAAAACATGCACAAACACTTAGAAGATGAAGGCTATAAATTACACCATGATGTATTTGATTATAGTTTTGACGCACACAATACTATCGAGCAACGTATAGATTCAATTGTAAATCAAGTAAAAGATCTAAATAACAGTACAGCATTACACAATACATTAGAAAAAACAGCAAAACATAATCAAAAGGTGCATATAAAGAAAATGAAAAATATGGAATTACCTAGTATATTATATAACGAAAGTTACCAATTTTTAACTAGAGCAAAAAAACTTAGACATGACATACTTTATGCTAAATCGTTTGTTGACAACATTGCCTAAATATGTTACTATAAAGAATAATAAGGAGATCGTATGGCATACGTAGATGCATTTTTTGATAGAGATAGTGATATTATTCGTGTCGTTGAGCGCAAAGATGGAAAGAGACATTTCCATGAATATCAGTCAAAGTATACTTGGTATTACGAAGACCCGCGAGGCAAATACAAAAGCATTTATGGCGATCCACTAACTAGAGTTGTGTGCAAGAGTACAAAAGACTTTCGAAAAGAACTTGCTATTAACAAAGGCAAGACAATGTTTGAAAGTGATGTGAATCCAATCTTCCAGTGTTTAAGTGAAAACTATCTTAATCAAGATGCGCCTAAACTAAACGTAGTGTTTTGGGATATTGAGACAGACTTTGATCCAGAGCGTGGCTTTGCTCCAGTTGAAGATCCGTTTATGCCTATTACTGCTATTACTGTACACCTACAATGGCTAGATATGCTAGTAACAGTTGCTATGCCGCCCAAAGGCTTGCCGATGGAAGAAGCAGAAGCAATGTGTAAACAACGTTGGGGTGAAAGTTGCTTACTATTTCCAAACAGCGAAGCAGGCGAGCAACAGATGTTATCAACGTTCTTAGATCTTATCGAAGACGCAGATATTCACAGTGGATGGAACAGTGAAGGATATGATGTTCCTTATACTGTAAATAGAATTAAACGTATTTTAAGCAGTGATGACACACGTCGATTCTGTCTGTGGGGACAAAAGCCCAAGCGTAGAGAATATGAAAAGTTTGGTAAGACAAGCGAAACGTATGATACTATTGGAAGAGTACATATGGACTATCTTAACTTGTATCGCAAGTACACATATGAAGAACGTCACACATATAGACTAGATGCTATTGGTGAAATGGAAGTAGGCGAGAACAAGACTGTATATGAAGGCACACTTGATCAGTTATACAACAACGACTTCGAACGTTTTATTGAATACAACAGACAGGACGTTGCACTACTAGACAAACTAGACAAGAAACTACGTTTTATTGATCTTGCTAATGAAATTGCGCATGATAACACTGTGCTACTACAAACAACAGCAGGAGCAGTTGCAGTTACAGAGCAAGCAATTGTTAACGAAGCACACAGACGTGGGCTACAAGTACCAAACAGAAAGAACCACGAAGGCAATACAGCGGCAGCAGGTGCATACGTTGCGTTTCCAAAAAAAGGCGTACACGAGTGGATCGGTTCGATGGATTTGAACAGTCTGTATCCAAGTATTATTCGTGCAATGAATATGGCACCAGAAACTATTATAGGACAGATACGTTTAGATCTTACAGAAGAGTTTTTGCACAACGCAACTACACTTGAAAAGAAAAGTTTTGCAGGTGCTTGGGAAGGCAAGTTTGCTACATTAGAATATGATGCTGTAATGGAACAGCGTAAAGATGTGCCTCTTACACTTGAACTAGAAGACGGAACAGAGCATGTATTAAGTGGTGCCGAAATATGGAAACTTATTTTTGATAGCAATCAACCTTGGATGCTTAGTTCAAATGGTACTGTTTTTACAACAGAAATTGAAGGTGTTATTCCCGGATTGCTAAAACGTTGGTATAGCGAACGTAAAGAACTGCAAGCAATGCTTAAAAAAGCCAAAGATGCAAAAAATGATGCAGAGATCGAATACTGGGACAAGCGACAGTTGGTTAAGAAGATTAACTTGAACAGTTTGTATGGTGCTATTCTTAATCCAGGCTGTAGATTCTTTGATAAACGTATTGGACAATCAACTACACTAAGCGGCAGAACTATTGTTAAGCATATGAGTGCCGAAGTAAACAAAGTTATTACAGGCGAATATGACCATGTTGGTAAAGCAATGATATATGGCGATACTGACTCTTGTTATTTTAGTGCATATCCTGTACTAAAAGATGATATTGACAAAGGCAACATTCCTTGGGATAAAGACAATGTAATTACACTGTATGATCAAGTATGCGAACAGGCAAACACTACATTTCCGCAGTTTATGTTAGATGCATTTCACTGTCCAAGATCACGTAGCGATGTTATTGCAGCAGCAAGAGAGATTGTTGCAGAAACAGGATTGTTTATTACTAAGAAACGTTATGCAGCACTAGTGTATGACATCGAAGGCTTTAGAAGTGACAGCGACGGCAAAAGAGGCAAAGTAAAAGCAATGGGCTTGGACTTGAAGCGCAGTGATACTCCAGTTTTCATGCAGGACTTCTTAAAAGATTTGCTCGATATGGTACTAGATAAAAAGCCTGAAAAAGAACTACTTGATGCTATTAGTGAATTCCGTAAAGAGTTTAAAGAAATGCCCGGGTGGGAAAAAGGCGCACCAAAACGTGCAAACAAGATTGGACACTACAGACGCTTAGAAGAAAAGCAAGGCAAAGCAAACATGCCAGGGCATGTAAGAGCAAGTCTTAACTGGAATACATTGAAGCGTATGAATGGAGACAAGTATTCGCAAGAGATTGTAGATGGTATGAAAGTTATTGTTTGCAAACTAAAGCAAAATCCACTAGGTTATACAAGTGTTGCATATCCTACAGATGAATTGCGTATTCCAGAATGGTTCAAGGAACTGCCGTTTGATGGAGATGCAATGGAAGAGGTTATTATTGATAATAAACTAGGCAACCTTATTGGTGTGCTTAACTATGACTTAGAAAGCACAAAACAAAAAACAACATTTAACACTTTATTTGAATGGGATTAAGATTGGATTTATATAAACATCCTTATGGTCTTTGTGTGTCAGTTGACAAAGATAATGTTATTGTACGCATACCAAAAAATGCTTCGAGCTTGGTAGCTAACTATGGCCTAGAACGAAATTGGTTTTATGTTGGAAATGAATTACATCTTGTAAAACCAAAATTTTTTCATGTTGTGTTAAGAGACCCAGTCGAGCGTTGGATTAGCGGAGTTCTTGAATTTCAACAAAGAAAAAAATATCCTGTAATAAAATTTTTAGAAATTTTAAAAAAAATTGAGTTTGACGAACACACAGTTCCGCAATACAAATTTTTACCAGCTTATGGAAAATTATACTTTTATAATATGGATGATGGAGGTTTAGATATATTATTAAAACATAAATTTAAGCTATTTCCACAAATACGACCATTGCCTAAAATTAATTCTACTAAAGAAACCAAGAAGAGAGAAATTCAAAATAGAATAATAGAAGCAATGGATGAAAGTCTTGTTAATGATATTAAGGAATATTACGCAAAAGATTACAAATTAATAAAGGAGCATTTACATTGAAAGTAGGATTTACATGTAGTACATTTGATTTACTACACGCAGGACACGTACAAATGTTGCGTGAAGCAAAAGAACAATGTGATTATTTACTAGTTGGACTACAAATGGATCCAAGTGTAGATAGAGAAGAAAAAAATGCACCTGTACAAAATATTGTAGAAAGATATACACAACTTAAAGCAGTGAAATATGTGGATGAAATTATTCCATATGGCACCGAACAAGACCTAAAAGATATCTTGACAATGTATAATATTCATGTTAGAGTATTAGGTGTAGAGTATAAGGACAAAGACTTTACTGGTAAAGAAATATGCTTACAACGTGGCGTAGATTTTTATTTTAATAAACGTGATCACAGATTTAGTACAAGTGATCTTAGAAAAAGGGTATGTGAAGTATGACTTGGGTATTATTAGTAGTTTCGTATGTTACAGTGTTCGATGAATATAAAGTTACATACTACAACAGTTACAATAGCGAAATTAATTGTCATACCAATAAAGCAGTATTAGAAGCAAGTTTTACTGAAGGTGAATCTGCTATTTGTGCAATGGAGAACTAATGGAATTTGTTTTTGATGTTGACGGTACACTAACACCAAGCCGTGGCAAAATTGATCCTGAATTTAAACAGTTTTTTGATGAGTTTTGTGTAAAGAATAATGTATATTTTGTTACAGGAAGTGACAAAGATAAGACTGTTGAACAACTTGGCGAAGATACTTATGCACTGGCTAAAGTAGTGTTTAACTGTTCGGGGAATGATATCTATACTACTGGTGTTAATGTACGAAAAAGCGAATGGACATTGCCAGACCAATTAAGAAAAATGCTTGAAGGGTGGCTACAAGGCAGTAACTTTAAATATCGTACTGGAAATCATATTGAAGAACGTCCAGGTACTGTAAACTTTAGTATTATTGGACGTAACTGCACACTAGACGAACGTAAAGAATATATCAAATACGACAAACTGATGCGTGAACGTGAAAGTATTGCATTTCAAATTAATCATTCTTTCAAAGAAATAACTGCTACAGTTGGCGGAGAGACAGGCATCGACATCTATCCTACTGGATGTGATAAAGGACAGGTATACTACGAATTTAGTAAAGGCGCTACAATACACTTTTTTGGTGACAAAATGGAACCAGGTGGCAATGACTATCCACTAGCCAAATTACTAAAACATCCTAGTAAAGCTATTCAAGTAGATAATTGGCAACATACATGGAAGTTACTTAAAGAATATGACTAAAATAGGAATTGCTGGCTACGGTTTCGTAGGCCAAGCGCATCACGAAGCATTAAAAGACTATTACGAAGTACTAATTAGTGATCCGACAAAAGGATACTACGACGACTTACGGCATTGCGACTGTGTAATTGTTTGTGTTGCAACACCGCAAGCAGAAGACGGTACTTGTTATATGCAGAATGTATATGATGTACTCAACGATCTTAAAAATGTGCCAGTGCTGATTAAAAGCACTATAAGCCTTATAGGCTGGCAGTACATTCAACGCACATTTCTTAAGGTTAGTTTTTCACCAGAGTTCTTAAGAGCAGAATCAGCACTAGAAGACTTCCGTGAAAACAATACAATACTCATTGGCGGTGATAGTGTACATTTTTGGCAGGAAATATTTTTAAATGCAATGGGTAATGTCAACATAGATGTTGCTACACCCGAAGAACTTATACTTACAAAGTATTTTAGAAATAGTTTTCTAGCAACTAAGGTTGCGTTCTTTAATGAAATATACGATTTATGCAAAGCAACTGATACAGACTATGAAAATGTATCAAGGCTTATTGCGTTGGATTCACGGATTGGAAGTAGCCATACACAAGTTACTGAAGACCGAGGATTTGGAGGACACTGCTTCCCTAAGGATGTAAGTGCATTATTAAAAATGGCAGAAAGTTTTAAAAATAATCTAAATATACTTGAAGCTGCTAACAACTATAACAAAAGGATACGAAAGTGAAAATAATTGCCGGAAACGCTAATATGGCTCTAGCAGAAGAAATTGCAGAGCATTGTTTTGCAGCGTTAGTTCCATCTAAAATTGATACATTTGCCGATGGCGAAACAACTGTAGAGTTTCATGATAACATACGTGGCGAAGATGTTTTTATAGTACAAAGTACATGTACTCCTGTAAATGATAGCCTAATGGAACTATTGATTATGATCGATGCTGCACAGAGATCAAGTGCTAGACGGATCACAGCAGTTATTCCTTACTTTGGTTATGCAAGACAAGACCGTAAGAGTGCTTCACGTACACCTATTACAGCAAAACTAGTTGCTAACCTACTAGCAACAGCAGGTGCAGATAGAATACTTACAATGGATTTACACGCAGGACAGATACAGGGCTTCTTTGATATTCCAGTAGACGATTTAACAAGCCGATTGGTGTTTGCCAAAGATATTAAACGCAATGTAGGAACAGAACAAGGTACAGTATTTGTATCGCCGGATGCAGGCGGAGTTGTTCGTGCTAGAAAGTTTGCTGATATGTTCCACGCAGACATTGCTATTGTAGATAAGATGCGTCCTGAAGCGGGTAAGAGCGAAGTCATGAACTTGATCGGCGATGTTACTGGTAAACACGCCATTCTGGTTGATGACATTATCGACTCAGGTGGTACATTGTGCAATGCAGCCAAAGCAATTATGGATGCCGGTGCTCTAAGTGTTAGAGCATATATCACACACGGAGTACTAAGCGGAGAAGCATGTCAAAAAGTTGAGAAGAGTGTACTAGAAGAACTAGTAGTAACAGACAGTATTAACAATCGCTGTCCAAAGAATTGCAAAAAGACCCGATACGTAAGTGTAAGTCAACTATTTGGCGAAGCTATTAGACGTGTCACAAACGAAGAATCAGTTAGTAGTTTATTTGGTTGACTTTATACCAAATATGCAGTACAATAATACATATAGGAGAATCACATGCACGACATTTTACAAGATATCGTAAGCCATACACACAAATTAGGCTTTATCACAACACTAAAAGTTACAGCTGAAAAAGATACACAGATCGAAACAATGGCAGACGATCGTAGTGTTATCATGACAGCGGAAACGCACAATCCAGTAAGCGAATTTGCTGGTACATTTGGTATGCCAGACTTAGGCAAACTTGCTTATCACTTGAACAATCCAGAGTACAAAGAAAATGCTAACATTGCGGTTGTTGAAGATGATCGCAACGGCGAAACTATCCCAACACACATTCACTTTGAAAACACAACTGGTGATTTTAAGAATGATTATCGCTTTATGAACAAAGCAATTATTGAAGAAAAACTAAAAAGTGTTAAGTTCAAAGGTAATAGCTGGGATGTCGAAATCCAACCTACAATGGCATCAATTGCACGTATGAAACTTATGTCTGGTGCTCATAGTGAAGAAAATGTATTCCAAGTTAAAACAGAAGATGGCAATCTAAACTTTTACTTTGGAGACGAAGCTACACACGCAGGTTCGTTTACATTTGAACACGGAATCAGCGGTTCATTAACGCATACTTGGGCGTGGCCAGTTGCACAAACTATTGCTATTTTAAACTTAGATGGTGATAAAACTCTTAGTATCACAGATCAAGGCGCAATGAAAATTAGCGTAGACAGTGGCATGGCAACATACGATTATATCCTCCCAGCACAACAGAAGTAATACATGAATACAGATCTCACAGAAGCACAGAAGGACTATGCAGTATTTTTGCCTAGCATTAGTGGCTTCTATGCTACTTTTATAGGCAAACAACGTTTCCAAGAGTATGTCGAGCCAGCTAGAATTCCAGTTGGTATCGACAAAATGGAAAGTATGAACTTTTTGAATTCAAAAGAAGGAGCGTTCCACTACAAATGGGCGCTCTATTCTGCAGGACATGCCGAGCTTGACACTAATAAGTTCAGTGAAAAAGAAGATATGCTACGTAAGCGTGATAGAGAGAATTCATGGTTACTTGGAGACTCCGGAGGCTTCCAGATTGCTAAAGGCTTATGGCCAGGTGATTGGACTAATCCAGATTGTCCACTGGCTGCAAAGAAACGTGAGCTAGTTGTAAACTGGATGGAAGAATATATGGATTACGGCATGATGCTCGATATTCCAACATGGACATTCCAAGACAAAAAAGCAGCAGATGCAGCAAATATTCATAGCTATCAAGATGCTGTTGATGCAACACATATTAATGCACGTTATTACATGGATAATAGACGTGGTAACTTTAAAGTACTCAACGTATTACAAGGCAGTACTCATACTGATGCTGATAGTTGGTACGAAGAGTTTAAGGACTATTGTGATCCAGCAAAATACCCAGACACACACTTTAACGGGTGGGCAATGGGCGGACAAAACATGTGTGATGTGCATCTTATCTTAAGGCGCCTTGTGCATATGATACACGATGGCTTGCTAGAAGAAGGATTGCATGATGTAATGCACTTCCTGGGTACTAGTAAGTTAGAATGGGCTGTATTACTTACAGACATTCAACGTGCAGTACGTAAATATCATAACAAAAACTTTATGATTACATACGACTGTGCATCTCCGTTTCTTGCTACAGCAAACGGACAGATTTATCACAGTATCCGCATCGAAGATCGTGGCAAATGGAGTTACATGATGGCTCCGGGTGCCGATTCATTGAAGTATGCTACAGATAAACGCAAGTTTAGTGATGCAGTTATAACTGACAACATACTAGATGCATTTGAAGACTCTCCTATTAGCAAACATTGCAAGATGAATGATATCTGTATCTATGCAGAAGGTGATAAAAACAAAGTCGGTACTATAAAAGTAAAAGCAGGTGATGTTGACTTAGATAAAGAAGGCAATCCTCTACTAGATGCTGATGGTAATACTACTGTGCGTAAAAAAGATAGCACCAGTTGGGATAGCTTTAGCTATGCACTACAAATGGGCCATAATGTCTGGATGCACATCGAAAGTACACAACGTGCAAACAGAGAATACGACAATGGCAAGTTTCCGTACATGCTAATTAACGATACTGACTTCCAAAAGTATGGTGTAGTTAAGTTTAAAGAAATAGTAGACGAAATCTTTAGCTTAAAAGATCGAGAAAAAAGTTTAAAACTTATTGAAGACTTTGATCGCTATTGGATGCACGTAATCGGAACACGTCTAAATATTGGCAAGAAGGCTGTTAATGCACAAACTAAATTTAACGAATTATGGGAGTATAAATGACAAGTCTCGAAGGATTAACTGCATATCTAGCAGAGCTTACAAAAAAACATAGAGCATTAGACGAAAAAATTATAGAACTAGAAAAAAGACTTTATGTAGATCAAGAAGTAAGAACTTTAAAAACACAAAAGTTGTTCTACAAGGACGAACTACATCGAATACAGAATAAAATAAATGCAATGGAGAATGGAGTAAATGGATCCAAATGAGAAAAAAGTTCGTTTAGAAACAATTGAAATGGCACTAGAAGATATCGAAACTATCATTGCTAACATGGAAGAAAAAAACTACCCTAAAAAAGAAATCAACGAATACTATAAAAAACGTTGGGATCTTTGGCAAGAACAATATAAAACGAGGAAATCATGAAAAGAGTTTACGATCAAGGAACCGATATCGAAAGTGTTCAATATTTTGTTGGAACAGAAGTTGAACATACACCACAGTTTGGAAAGAAAACACTATTCGTTGTAGGTGCCATGGATCCAGACGAAGTAATAGCCATGGCTGAAATGCAAGGATGTAAACATATCTACTGTGGTGCTAATATGAGTTTCAATGTCACTAGCAATACAGAAAGCGAATGGAAACCTTGGGAAGCTATGATATTTCCATTATTGAAAGAAGGCTATTGGGTCACACTAGATGCTGATGCAAGCCAAATTGAAGGGTTGCTAGAAAGTGGATTCACAGAACACAACCGCTTTATTCCAATGATTAGCGTAAAACTTCCGTATATCGATCAACTTGGATATAATGCTTGTTTAAAAATTGACGATAAAGACTTTGATGCAAGTAACCCTGGTGTATGGGTTCATAGACTACATGATTTAAAAGAGAAGGCTGTTTTTACAGACTGGTCTAAATACACTACAGACACAATTATCACTTGACAATATGCAACAAGAACGTTATTATACATATATGCAACGGCGCATGAGAGAAGAGGACGCTAAAATGGCAAACGCACTAGAAAACGCAAAACGTAGTATTTGGGTAACCTTTACTAAAGAAGGTATTCACAAATATCCAGCAGCACTCGACGATCCTGCGCTGGCAACAGGTGACGAATACGATGTAAGTTTCTTAGGATACCCACATCGACATACGTTTCACTTTAAAGTACAAATTCAAGTAACACACAACGATAGAGACATTGAATTTATTCAATTCAAACGTTGGTTAGAGAATCTTTATAAAGAAGATATTCTCGAACTAGATTACAAGTCATGCGAAATGATTGCGGATGATTTGTATCTACACATCAACAACAAATACCCCAGCCGGTTTGTTGTTATTGATGTTGCCGAAGATGGCGAAAACGGCTGTCAAATTGTTTACCCAGCATAAAGGAATAAGGTAAATGAATATCACATTTAATCGTGATGCGTATCAGAAAGTATTCAACGATCTGGACGAATTCCGCGACTACTGTCGCTTTGAAGGTAAAGTGTATGATGAAAAGTCACTTTATAAAAAATCTGACCCTGTATGGCAGGCGTATCAGAAGTATCAAAATTACTTACGTGCAAAAGCACGTGGTGGTAAACCTCGGAGACGCTAATGCGTAAACTATTTTATATGGGCTTAGAGCCATATGAAGGACGTTATACACTCCAGTTGCAAGACTGGAGTGAACGTGCTTTCAAAAGACGTGGTATTGACTATGTAGTTGTACCTGGTACAACAATTGATGACACTAAATCTATTAGTGTTGGACAAGTTCTTGATGCACACGGACGTAGTTACTTTGCTATGTCGCAGATGATGAACTTGGTGCAAATGATGCGCAACGGCGAAGTAACAGCTGAAGACGTTATTTTCTTTGAAGATATGTTTCAGCCTGGTATGGAGTCATTGCCGTACATTATGGATCAAATTCCAGCAACCCAACAGCCAAAGGTGTTTATTAGATGCCTTGCACAAGCTGTAGACCCAGATGACTTTGTTCATGTATGGGGTATGGGTAAATGGATGAGTTTGTACGAAGAAATGTGCAACGAATTTGTTACAGGAGTATTAGCAAGTAATGAAGAAATGATTGCTAATATGAAAGTAGCTAATTGGAAGGCGCCGCTCTACAATATTAGTGGATTAGCCTTTGACAAAAGAGAAGTTGTACAACGATCCGGCGAAGCACCAACGTTTTGGGAGTCACGTAGCAACCGTGTTGTGTTTGCAGCACGTTGGGATCAAGAAAAACAACCTGATTTTTATATGGATCTTGCTGAGAAGTATGCAGACACAAATGTTGAGTTTGCTGTACTACAAGGCGGTCCTTTACGTAGTAATAATCCTAAGTATATTGAACGTGCAAACGACTTAGTAAGCAAAGGTGTACTAAGGATTTATGAAAATCTTAAAAAAGAAGAATATTACCATATTGTCAACGATAGTAAAGTATTGTTTAACTGTGCTTTACAAGACTGGACAAGTAATACTGTAAGCGAAGCTGATGCATTAGGTTGTAATGTATTATTTCCTGCTTATAGAAGTTTCCCTGAAATCTTTTCCAACTGTCATGAGCGTATGTATATACCTTGGAGTGTTGAAGATGCAGGAAACAAACTTGACAAGTTACTAGAAGGCCCACACAAAGATATGGGAAAAATTAGTGACTGGACAAGTGCTACTATTGATCGTTACATTGATATTATGCAAGGTAACGGAGAACAATGGAAGCGAGATGATAATCGTTATAGAGATCATGTAGCGGTTAACAAGTATTAGACAAGAAGGAGAAATAATTGTTTAAAGATATTGATAAAAGTATGATGATTAAACTTGCGCTGTTGCATGTTATCGTCGTTGTAGTAAGTAATGCTTTAGTTAGTATTCCAGTTGAATTTTTTGGAGTAAAACTAACCTGGGCTGCATTTACATTCCCGATTGTTGTTCTTGCAACCGATCTTACTGTGCGTATGCTAGGTAAGAATATTGCACGAGCAACTATCGCAGCAGCCTATCCGCTTGCTATCATTGGTAGTATTGCAGTAGTATTGCTAGAAGGTGCACCGCAGAGTGTTGCACTACGTATTGGCTTTGCAAGTGCTACAGCATATGCAGTTGGTACAATGCTAGACGTATATGTATTCCAATACTTGCGTGAAAAGTATCGTGCATGGTGGTTAGCACCAGCGTTGTCAACTGTAGTTGCAAACGTAATTGATAGTTACACATTCTTCTTTGTTGCGTTTAACAACTCAGCAGACGAGTATATGGCAGCAAACTGGATGGAGATTGCAGGATCACAAACTGTACTAAAGATTGCAGTAGGTTTGATTATCTTCTTACCAGCATATGGATTGCTATTAAAAGCATTATCCGGAAAGTTGCGAGAGCAATAAATGAAAGTATTAGTTACAGGTGCAAGCGGTTACATTGGTAGCCATGTATGCAAATTACTTAAAGAAAAAGGTCATAAAGTTATAGGTTGGGATACAGAAATCCACGGCGAAACTAATGATGTTAAGGAATTCTGTGACGAGTATTATAACGTAGACGTTACTGGTCAATATGCCGGTGGCGTCTACGATGCTATTGTACACCTTGCAGGACGCAGTGTAGTGCCTGATAGTTTAAAAGAACCAGCAGAGTATTATAGAGTAAATGTAGGCGGTACAGCAAACTTACTATCAATGACAACAACACCACATGTAATTTTTGCTAGTACAAGTAGTGCGTGGGAAATGGCATCACCTTATGCTCGCAGTAAAGTGGCAGCAGAAGATGTAATTAAGGAGAAAGCAGATGGATACACCATCTTTAGATTTTTTAACGTATCTGGTACTGACGGTGTTCATCGTCAATTGGGTGCTCCTACCCATCTTATTCGTGTCGCTGCTATGGTGGCTAGTGAAAAGATACCAGACCTTAAGATCTTTGGTACGGACTATGATACTAGGGATGGCACTTGCATTCGTGATTATATTCACGTTGTTGATTTGGCTGGCGCCATTGTCACAGCCGTGGAACGAGGCCCCGCAAATACGCCATATGAATGTTTAGGCAGTAATGTAGGATATAGTGTTAGAGAAGTTATTGACACTATGCAAAAAGTAACTGGTAAACAATTAAATATTATAGAAGCACCTCGTAGAGAAGGAGATGCTGTGAGCAGTGTTGTAGATACTCTTAGCGAGCATGTTACACTTACAAAAACAATAGAGGAAATGTGCAATGACCAGTACGAACTGGAACTTAGAAGACACAATCACAATTGATACTAGTATTGACGAGGATTTAACATTTGATGTGTCAGACATTACTATAAGTAGTATCGATACTAGCAGCATTGATACTATTACAATCGATACAACAAGTACTATCACACTCGAAGATACACATTGGGCTGACAATATTACCTGGGAACAAACTGAGTTTGTAGATACAATGCCTAGCATTGATAAAATACATAACATGGTTGGATATTACCCAGCTTTAGAAAAAGCATACGAAAATTTTAAAACAATTTACAAAATGGTAGAGCAAGACTATAAAGGAAATCACCAAGAAAATGATGAAACTCCATTCTAGTTGTTCAGCATTATATAGTCATACAAACATTAGGGGAGGCAATCGTGTCTACCCTTGCTGCCGTTATAAAACACCTATACAAACATTTGACGGTGATGTAGGCAGTATACTATACAGTGACGAATATAAAGCACTACGTGAGAACTTTACTATCGATGATCCAAATTGTGCAAAGTGCAAGCATGAAGAAAGTCTCGGCAAGGAAAGTTTACGAGAATGGTTTAATAAAACATACCCAATGGATATCAAACTTAGATATCTTGAAGTAGGATTTGATAACATATGCGATCTTACATGCGATGGCTGTTGGGAAGAGTGGAGTAGCAGTTGGTGGGTAAAGAAAAACCCAGACTTGCCTCCTAAAAAAGGAATTACCAGTACTACAGAATTTAGAAATATACCAGAAAGCATTAGTAAGGTTGTTTTCTTAGGTGGCGAACCATTAATGACTAATAGACATAGGCGCTTCCTAGAGTCATTTGACACCTTAGAACATTTAGAAGTTGAGTACTTTACTAATGGTATGCACAAACTTGTTGAAGATGATTATAGACTACTTAGTCAATGCAAACATGTACATTTTACAGTTAGTATTGACGGAGTAGGCGCATTAAACGAACAAGTACGTGGCGGTAGTGTTTGGAGTAGAGTAGTCAAAACATTAGACGAAATTGCTGATACATTTGATTATACTATTCATACAACGCTACATAAAAATAACTGGCAAGGATTACCTGATATGTGTGAATTTGCTAATAATTATAAAAAATGGACAACAAATGTCTTGACATATCCAAAGAAACTTAATATAATAAACTTAGAGCAGTCTGATAAAAATCAACTTATAAAAATACTAAAAACAAATAAAATACCAAATAGGCAATATATAGAGGCGCACTTGAAAGGAGAAGCATGATGGACATGCGCAGTTACGAAGAATGGAAACAACACGGTGCTGAAGAAAGTTCAGTAGACGAAGTTACATGGAGCAAAAACGATCTACTAACACTGGATTGGGAAGCTACACATATGACAGATGAAATCCCAGAAGATAGTAGTTGGGATACATTTGCTACAAAAAATAAAAAAGCATTAGAAGCAATGTACAAACAATGGAAAGTACCAAAAGAAGGTAGTTTACATTATATGTGTATTAGACCTGAGCTTACAAAAGGTTTAACTAGTGTTATTGTACCTTATGCACATATGAAATTTAACTATAACTTTTTAAAACTAACACCCGGATGCAGTTTAATGTGGCACTTTGACACATATGCTACATTTGTAAAATTTAATAATATCACAGAGGATCAAGCAGACGATATATGTCGCACTGTTACTATGATGTCGGATTGGGATAGAGGACAAGTGTTACAAGTTGGCGACGAAGTATATACACACTGGCAAGCAGGTGATACATATACGTGGAAAGGCGATACATGGCACGGAATGTCAAACTTTGGTCCAAGTGAATGTATTGTTTCGCAAATAACATTTTTGGACGAAGATGACAAATATACCCAATGATAAAAGACATATGGATTTTGGAAGTGCTTTTGCAATAAGCGATCCAGAAACTACAAAACTTTTACGTAATACATTAGATCTACAATGTCTCAATAATGACAACATTATTGACGAATTTTTGTATGACTACGACAAATGGATTAAAAAATCAACAGTTAATAGTATTACAGGGTTAGAAGATTTTAAATACAAATGCTATAGCAACGGAACAACCGAATCATTTGATAAATTTTATATGAAAAATTCTAAAAGACGCTTCCGCTGTTTTAAAGGCGAGTATATGTATCATAAACTTGCTTGGAGAGACAAATATGTTTGGGCATATTTAGAAGATGAACCGTTGCACAAAGCAGATGCAGTAGTAATTAGTCTACCATTTGCAGATACAGGCGACAAGCACTCTAAGTATCATGAACTTATGCGTGAGTGCTGTGAGCTTGGAATACCAGTACTGGTAGATTGTGCATATTTTGGTGCTTGTTACGGCGTATCAATTGATATTGCATATAATTGTATAACTGATGTAACTTTTAGCCTTAGTAAAAGTTTTCCAGTAGCATATGCACGTATTGGTATAAGATATACTAAAGTCGATGACGACGATACTATGTTTGTATACCATAAAATTTCATATAACAACAAACTAGGTGCAGCATTAGGCATAAAGTATCTTGAAAACTTTACACCCGACTACATACCACAAAAATATATACAAAAACAAAAAGAATTTTGTAATGAGCTAGGAATAAATCCAAGTGCGACAGTAATTTTTGGTATAGATGATAAAAATATATATAACCAATATAATCGCGGCGGAAATACAAATAGATTAAGTTTCCATAAACAGTATATAAAAGGATTAAATTTTGCCAGTACAGAGTAACAACGATTGGGATCCATTGCAAGAAATTATCATCGGCACTGCTGATAATTGTGTACATCCTACTATGAATAAGAGTACACACAGCTTTATCTACGGTGGTGAAGAAGCAGAAGACATCAAACAGTTTGATGGACAACCTATTGCACAATGGATTGTAGACGAAGCAAACGAAGACCTTGACGGGCTAGAAAAATGTCTACAAGGACTAGGTGTAAAAACAATGCGTCCAGAGCCTGTAGATCACAACAAAAAGTTTAGCACTCCAGAGTGGGAAACAACAGGGTGGTATACATTCTGTCCAAGAGATTTGCTGCTGCCGTTGGATAATATGATTATTGAATGTCCAAGCCCTATGCGAGCAAGATACTTTGAAACTAGAGCATACTACGAACATTTGTATCGCTGGATGCAAGAAGGTACACAGTGGATCAATGCTCCAAAGCCTATCTTAACAGATGACAACTATCAACTAGAAGACAGACGTGATGCTACACTAGTAAACAAAGAGATTATTTTTGATGCACCAAATATTGTTCGTATGGGACGTGACTTGTTGTGCCAAGTAAGCAACAGTGGCAACCAACTAGGCTTTCAGTGGCTTAAGACTATCTTAGAGCCCAAAGGCTATCGCCTACACGTTGCTGAGAAGTACTATAGCTTTGCACACTTTGATAGCACAGTACTGCCGCTACGCCCTGGATTGGTGCTGTTAAACGCAGGCAGACTAAGTGAAGATTGGTACCCACCTATTTTCAAAGACTGGGACAAGATTTGGGTAGGCGAAGAAGACCTACACGTACCGCCAGCAAACACAGGTGTTGCTCCGTGTAGCCCGTACATTGGACTTAACTTCCTAAGTGTTAACGAAGAACTGGTTGTTGTAGATGAAAAACAAGAAGCACTAAGACGTATATTAGGCAAGCACGGCATTGATACTATTGGACTACCTATGCGTCAAGCACGTAGTATGAGCGGAGGCTTCCACTGTGCTACACTAGATACAAAGCGTAAAGGCACATTGGAGGATTACTTTTAATGCTACACACTATTGAAGAACTAATACAAAGACTCGAAGTTATGAAAGATAAGGCTATCGAACTACATCGTATACGCAATCAATATAGCGAACTAAGTGGTAAAACATACGACAAGACGATTGCAAATGCATTACTTGACGATATACAAAGTATGGCAATGTCAATTGCAAATGATCGCGAAGGCGATGAAATAAAAACAGAAATGGATGAATGGAAAAAATGAACAACTATATCTTTACAAGCGAAAGTGTTAGTGACGGACACCCCGATAAAGTAGCAGATCAAATATCTGATGCACTAGTGGATGCCGGGCTTGCTAATGGAGACGAAACTTCTCGTGTTGCCATTGAAACACTTGTAACCACTAACCATGTAACGTTAGCGGGCGAAGTAAAAAACTTTAATGTCACTAAGGACAAAGTTAAACAAATCGTGCGTGACAAAGTTAAAGAGATTGGTTATGAACAAGAAGGGTTTCATTGGGATAATTTGCGTATCTATAATGAGATTCACTCACAAAGTGGTGATATTGCACTAGGTACAGACGACTTTGGTGCAGGCGATCAAGGCTTGATGTTTGGCTATGCTTGTAATCATACAGACAGTATGATGCCAGCACCTATTCATTACAGTCATGAGATACTAAAGAACTTAAAAGGCAAACGTGGTGCTATACTAGGACCAGATGCTAAAAGTCAGGTAAGCGTCGAGTACTATGGTGCTAGACGTGACGGTGTGATCAAACGTATTGATCAAGTTGTGATAAGTACACAGCACACAGAAGGCAACGTAGAAGAAGCAAGACATCTTTGTAAACTTGCCGCAATGGAAGAATTAGGAGACTTAGTTGATGAAAGAACTACATGGCATCTTAACCCTACTGGAAATTTCGTTATTGGTGGTCCTGACGGTGATGCAGGTGTTACTGGGCGGAAAATTATTGTTGATACTTATGGGGGTTTTGCTCCTCATGGTGGCGGTGCGTTTAGTGGCAAAGATCCAACAAAAGTCGACAGAAGTGCCGCCTACATGGCACGATGGCTCGCCAAGAATGTAGTAGCAGACAATATGGCAGACTGGTGCAATATCCAGTTGAGCTATGCTATTGGTGTTAAAGAACCTACAAGCATTTATGTTGATTCGAATGGACACAATGCTAGTATTGCAAAGTTTATTGAACGTGAGATTGACTTGACTCCAAAAGGAATCATTGACAGATTCGATTTATTCAAGTATAATAACTATAGTAAGAACTGTACATACGGACACTTTGGTAATAAAGATGTTCCTTGGGAAAGGCTCGGTTGGTAATGAAAGATCCAAAAGTAGAACAAATGGTTAAAGAACTAAACACTTTAGTAAACAATATGAATAAATTAAATATTAAATTGTATAAACAAGGCGTGTCATATAGATTAGAAGATGGGTTTAATGACGAAATAAATGCAAAACACGTCGAAATACAATATTTACAACAAAAAGTAGAGTATTAAAAATGGTAAAAACATACTATAGTTGGCAAGACGTTAATACGGCTGCAACTAATATTGCGTTAAAAATGTATAAAGATGGCTGGAAGCCCGATTATATTGTTGGATTGAATAGAGGTGGATTACCAATTAGTGTAATGCTTAGTCATCTGCTCAACTGTAATCATTATGCGCTAGATGTGCGTTTGCGTGACAATGCTACACAAGAATCAAACTGCTGGATGGCCGAAGATGCTTTTGGATATCACGATGGACAATGCAAACCTAAAATGCGAAAGCAAATACTAATTGTAGATGACATTAACGATACAGGTGCTACGTTCAAATGGATTAGAGAAGATTGGCAAAGCGGTTGCTTGCCCAATAGCGAAGGCTGGAATGATGTTTGGAATGACAATGTTCGCTTTGCTACCATGTGTGAAAAGACACATACAAAATTTGACGGTGTTGATTATTATTGGAAAGAAATTGACACTAGCGAAGAAGATACTTGGATTGTGTTTCCTTGGGAATACGACGAATGATAGTTGACTGGAGTCTAAGTGACCTAAAACAAGGCGTAAACAAAATTAGTTTTGCTGAAAGCGATCCTCGAATGGACGGATTTGTTACTTGGGGTTGTAAAAAAGACTTGTATGAGTTACTATGGCATATCGAAGATGCATTAGATAAATGTAGTACGTATGCTGGTGAAGATCTCTTTGTAAGAGACAGAGAGAAACAACAAACTATAAAAGCATTAAAAGGAGAAAACAATGCGTGAACAACTAGTAAAGGCAGCTCGTATGCATGCCGAAGGAGAGCTCGAAAGAGCAAAAACAAACATCTTGGTGTATATGCATCAAAGTGTTGGTATCGGTGAGCATAGCGATATTGTTGAAGCTATTCAAGAAGAACTTGATAAAATGGCTGCCGCAACAGATCGTATTGAAATGTTAAATGAACATTTTAGTTGACAAAAGATCTAAATAATGTTACTATAAACTATATAGACATCCACGTCTATAACTCGGAGAAAAAATGAGCAAAGCAGAACAACTAAAAGCCCGCCTAGATGAACTAGGCATTCGTCACTGGGCAGGCGACAATATTTCACAAGTATTACAAAATGGTGATAAAGAAGAACTTATTGATAATGCTACTACAGCATTTGAAGGTGTACTAGATGCACTATTGATTGATCGTCATAACGATCCTAACTCACAAGGCACAGCAAGACGTCTTGCTAAAATGTACTTTAATGAAATTATGGCAGGACGTTATGATCCAGCGCCAAGTGCAACAGCATTTCCTAATGATAGCGATGATCGCTATGAAGGTATGTTAGTAGTACGCAGTGAACTTAAAAGTATGTGTTCGCATCATCACCAGCCAGTAGCAGGTATTGCATACATTGGTATTATTGCCGCTGATAAGTTAATTGGTCTAAGCAAGTACACACGTATTGCACAATGGTGTTCACGTCGTGGCACACTACAGGAAGAACTTGCAAATGATATTGCACGTGAGATCCAAGCCGCAACTGGTGCAGAACATTTAGGTGTTTATATTCAAGCAACACACGGTTGTTGTGAGAATCGCGGTATTATGGCACATAGTAGTTTAACACAAACTACAGTACTACGTGGCGCATTTAAAGATGATGCAGGTACAAAGAAAGAGTTCTTTGATAACATTAAACTACAACAGGAGTTTAGTTGCTAATGAAACTTAGATATTCAGAAGCTTTTTATAGCGTACAAGGCGAAGGCAAGTTTGTAGGAGTACCCAGTGTATTCCTACGCACCTTCGGTTGTAACTTTCGTTGTATGAACTTTGGCTTAAAGAACGAGCCAATGCGTGATGTAAAACAAAAAGCAGGCATTATTCACAATGCCGAAGTACAAGGATTACTTGACGCAGGTGTACATGAAACAACTAAAGAATTTACAGACTTGCCTATTATACACACAGGTTGCGATACATATGCAAGTATCTATCCAGAGTTTAAACACTTTAATCGACAAGCAACTGTGGACGAAGTAGTTGAGCATTTACTTTCACTTACTCCTAATGGTAAGTGGGTACAGGACAATGGTCAAGATGTACACTTGATCATGACAGGCGGTGAACCGTTGTTAGCGTGGCAACGGCTTTACGTAGAGCTGTTTGAACATCCACGTATGCAGGATTTAAGGAACATCACATTTGAAACAAACACTACACAACATTTACACGACGATCTCTACAACTATCTCAACAACAGCGACAGACTTACAGTCACTTGGAGTTGTTCCCCAAAACTTAGTGTCTCAGGAGAACCTTGGGAAACTGCTATCAAGCCTGATGTTGCTAGTGAGTATCAGTGCGTTACTGATAGCGAACTTTATCTTAAGTTTGTTGTGGCTACTGAAGACGACTTTGAAGAAGTTAAAAGAGCTGTGGACGCTTACAGAAGTGCCGGGGTGGAATGTCCGGTATATCTTATGCCAATGGGCGGACGCAGTGAAGAATACACCCTCAACGTTAAAGACGTGGCTGAAGCGTGTATGGCAGAAGGATGGCGATTTACCCCAAGACTCCATATCAGCTTATTCGGAAATGCCTGGGGAACTTAGACAATATAAAAATGCACAACACGAAAAGGCTATGAAGGCGCCTATCGATCAAGACGCACTTAGAAAGGCAGGTCTATAATGGGATGGTGGAGTAAAAAAGTAAGAGACTTAACAGGCGTTACTGCTAAGGAACAAAAAGAACTAGAAGTTATTAAAGTACGTGATCCAAAAGAATATGCAACACGTAAGAAGGAACCTTGGGTAAATGTACTTGATATGCAAGTCAACGGAGACAATATCCGTAATGGGTTCTTTGAGCTTGATTGGAACAAATACTTTATTCAAGAACTAATACAAAACGGATACGGAGAAGAATCAGATCCCGAAGAAGAAATTGTTGATAGATGGTTCCGTGACATTGTGTATAACATGCTACAAGAAGAAGCAGTTGATTCTAAAGTAAACACTGGTTACATTAATGTAGTGCCAATTGATAAAGGCAAAAGCGAAGTAAGTTAATGCTTGACAAATCGTATATAATCGTATATAATCGTATATATAAACAACAATAGGCAAACTAATGGCAACTTATATTCTAGTAGACACTGCTAACACTTTCTTTCGTGCAAGGCATGTAGTACGTGGCGATATTGACACTAAGGTCGGTATGGCCTTCCATATTACATTGTCAGGTGTTAAGAAAGCATGGCAAGACTTTGATGCAGATCATGTTGTGTTTTGTTTAGAAGGTCGTAGCTGGCGCAAGGACTATTATGAGCCTTACAAGCGCAACAGAAAAGTTGCTCGCGATGCACTAACTCCTGCACAGCAAGAAGAAGATACAATCTTTTGGGAGTGCTTTGACGAATTTAAAACATTTATTACAGACAAAACTAACTGTACAGTAATGCGTCATCCGCAACTAGAAGCAGATGACTTAATTGCTGGTTGGGTGCAAGCACACCCTAATGACAATCATGTTATTATTAGTACTGACGGCGACTTTGCACAACTTATTGCACCTAATGTACAACAGTACAACGGTGTTAGCAATACTATTATTACACACGAAGGATACTTTGACGATAAGAAGCGTGAGCCTGTTATTGACAAGAAGACTAAAGAGCCTAAGCCTGCACCCGAGCCCGACTTTATGTTGTTTGAAAAGTGTATGCGTGGCGATACTAGTGACAACGTGTTTAGTGCTTACCCCGGTGTACGCAAGAAAGGCACTAAGAACAAAGTAGGTCTTATTGAAGCATTTGCAGACAAAGACACTAAAGGTTACAACTGGAACAATATGATGTTGCAACGCTGGACTGATCATAATGGCGAAGAACATCGTGTACTAGATGACTACAACCGCAATGTTGTACTATGTGACTTGACTGCACAACCTGCAGATATTAGAGAGATAATTAATAGTACTATTGAAGAAAATGCAAAGCCTAAAGAAGTACAACAAGTAGGCATGCGTCTTATGAAATTCTGTGCTAAGTGGGATATGCAACGTATTGCAGACCAGGCAGCATCTTATGCAACACCATTACAAGCGAGGTATATAAATGACAATTAATGCTAAACCAATCTTAGAGGATAAGTTTTGGATTGTCGAAGAAGCCGGAGAAAAAGTTGGCACAATTAGTAAAAACGACGAAGGTTTCATTTTTAGTAACAAAGGTAAAATTACCTTTCACTCCGATGCATCAGATCTAACTAAAAAGTTTGGGCCTAGTTTTTTAACTGCAAAAGTTATTGCACCTGAAGAGCAAAAAGACTTTTCAGTGCATGGATTTCCTACACGCACAACACCATACAACAGTATGTTTGATATACAAAACAAACTTCCGTTGTTTACAAAAAGTGAAAAGAGTCGTAGTGTGTATTGTGCTGGTTATTATCTAATTAAGTTTAACGTAAACTGGCTTAAAAGTTTTTGTCCAAAGCAAGTTACAGTTGAGCGCAATGAATATATGGGTCCTTATAAGACTGAAATTGAAATGAAACTGGCTCTAAGCAATGTCAAACGAACCACTTAATACTGCTCCATTACAACAGTTTATCAAACAAGTTCAGGCTGCTGAAAACAGTCGTGCCAAAGAAGTTCGTATGGATATTGCACAAGCAAAAAATCTAGCATTTGCACTTGGTATTGTTATGTCTCGTATACACGGAG